TGTTGACTATGCAAATTCACAGATTGAAATAACAAGTCATATATTTGATGACGGTGACGTTGTTAACTATGCAAGCTCACCAAACACTCCAATTGGAGGTATGTTGCAGGGTGAAAGTTACTTTGTAAAAGTAATTGATGCTAACACTATTGAATTATACAACAGGTATGATTTAAATGCAAGTACAAAAGTTAACTTTACTGTAAGTTCAACTGGTACACATGCACTTATTATCAACAACGTTGACACACGTAAAGATAAGATCTACTCACCAAACCACGGATTTACAGCTGGTAGAGCATTCCGCTTTGTAGGTACTAACCCTCCAACAGGAATGTCAAGTGGATCTTACTACTACGCAGGTACAGTAAGTCAAAACACTTTCACAGTACACGAATTTAGAGAAGATGCTCTAAACAGTGTAAACGGTGTTGTACAAGGTGCAATTAACTTTGTTCAAACTGGTAGTGGTAGTGCAGACTTTATCCATCAGAATATCACAGTTTACGGCGAAATTAATACTTCAAGTAAAAATTCTGCAAACTGGGCACTAACTGGTAGTGCAAACGTTGATGCTTCAAACATTGTTTCGGGTGTTATTAGTACATCAAGACTTGCATCTATTGGTTCTGCTAACAGTAACACATACTTAAAAGGTGACAGCAGCTGGGATTATGCAGTAAGAACTACAAGAACAGCACTTAACTCACCACTAAACATTACTGGTAACTTCTATACTAGCGGTGGACAAAACTTCTATTATAAAGATACACAACTTGATATTGACAGAGCAGATGATACATTAGGTAATCAGAGCTTTACAAACGAAGGTGTTGCTTCATACAGCAAAGCACAGTTTAATGTAAATTCAGGTGAAGTTGAACTAAAAGCAGGCGTACTTGATGCAGGTACACTTGACGGACTAGACAGTCAATACTTCTTAGATCCAGGTAACATGTTAAACCCTGTGCCTGTTAACAAAGGTGGTACAGCACTTGATCAGTATATTGCAGGTGATATGATTTATGCAACATCACCAACAACACTAAACAGACTACCAATTGGTAGCCAAGGTGCTGTTATGGTTGTTGACGAATTAGGAAACCCAGCATGGTCAAATGACGTTGCTCCGTTCGTAGAAGATACTAACAACTTTGGTGTTTCAAGACCACTTGAAATACGTCACGATGTTTCTAACACACCAGCAGTAGGTATTGGTGTTGGTATGCAGTTCCAAGTAGAAACTGCAAACAACAACAGAGAAGTTGGTGGTACTATTGACGCTGTTGCATCAGATGTAACGTTTGGTTCTGAAGACTTTAGCTTCAAGTTTAACTTGATGGCAGCAGGCTTCTTAGCAGAACGCATGGTTCTTGATTCACTAGGTAACCTACAAATTGACGGTGACTTTAATGTTGATGGTGGTGATATTAAAACTACTAAGACAAGTGCAACTGTATACGATACTACAGTTACATCACTAAGTATTGGTAGAGCAGCAACATTAATTACTTTAGGTGCTGACAAATCTGGTACACTAGCAGTTAGAAATACTACAATGGTTGTAGGTGGCGATGCAGTAGAAACTGCTCCAGTTGATTCAGTAATCAAAGCACCAAATGCATTAGGTACTAACAAGCAAGGTGCAGATCTAACAGTACAAGGCGGTGCAAGCACTGGTAGTGGTGTAGCAGGATCTGTGTTTATTGACACAGGCTATTCAGGAACTTCAGGCAGTACTTCAACAACACAAGTTAATCGCGTTGAAGTAAGTGGTACTGATGCACATACTCACAAACTAGAGTTTGGTAGAGGTTCACAAGGTTCTAAACAATCAGGTACAATTGGTGTAAAAGGTCCAATTACTGGACAGTTTAACGTTAACGGTTCTGAACTAAATCTAAAACCAAACCCAGGTACTGGTTCAGGTACTGGTGCTATAGTTAACATTTATGGTTCCGAAAGTATTGGTTCAGGTAGCGGCATCCAAACAAGCGAACTTGTAGCAAGTTTCGCAGGCGATGCTATTAGACTTAACAAAAACGTTATTACACAAGCAAGTAGTTTGGGTACTAACCAAGCAACATTTGATCTATTAAACGATACAGTTACTACACTCAACATTGGTGGTGCTGCAACTGCTATTGACATTGGTGCATCAAGTGGTTACTTGCACGTTAACTCCGCTGACCAAGCAACAAGCACTACAACAGGTGCTTTACGTGTAGACGGTGGTGGTAGCTTTGGTAAGAACTTGTACGTTGGTGGTAACTTAGTTGCTGCTGAACTTACACTAACTGGTGCTATTGACGGTAACAGTTATAATGTAGGCGGCGTTGAAACTATTGACACTAATAGACGCTTTATTTCAAGCGGTGGCACAACAGGCGAACTTGCAAAAGTACATGGCATTAGCTTTGACTGGGATGGAAACTACGGTGCAATTGGCGGCTATGTAAACCATGGTATTAGTTCACGTAACGATACTTGGGGTGCTGGCGATAGTTTAAGCATTAACTCTTACAACAACGTTAACGTAAGACTTGACACTAACTCAAACAATGCTGCGGCAAGCACATTCTTCCGTGTTAACAATGACGTAAGTCAAACTAATGGTAACATTGTATTCTCAGTACGCGGTGATGGTAAAGTTGGTATTAACAAAGATCCAAGCGGTACTTATAACCTAGATGTTAATGGTAGCTTTAACGCTACAACTGGTTATGTTAACGGCGGTGCTATTTGGACTGACGCTAACGACGGTGCAGGTTCAGGCTTAAACGCAGACCTACTAGACGGATTGCATGCAAGTAGCTTCCTACGTGTTGATACTGGTGCTGCATTTAGTGGCGGTGTGTTTACAATTAGTGCTCCTGCAACAACAATTCAAAACACTGGTGAAGTTAACACATTACAACTATATCAAGGTAACGGTGCTAACCAATATGATGCATTCTTAACATTCCATATTGGTGGCGACTATGCTGTACACTTTGGTCTAGACGGAAGTACAAACGATCTAGCAGTTGGCGGTTGGTCAATGGGTGCTAATGCATACAAAGTATGGCATGCTGGTAACGATGGTAGCGGCAGCGGCTTAGATGCAGACTTACTAGATGGTAATGATAGTGCATTCTTCCGTAATGCAAGCAATCTAAACGCTGGTACATTCCCAGACTTGTTTGCAAGTGGCACACGTTATAACATTGGTTACATTGACGGCGAAGGCAGCGATAGTTACGACAAACTACGTGTTTGGAACAACAGCTCATACTCAATTGGTATGTTTAGTGGTCAAACAATGGGTTGGTTGAATGACTATGCAATGACCTTTACAATGAACAACGACACAGACCGTGGTTGGAAGTGGAGACATGATGGTGACGGCGTAGCAGCTGGTGCTATGGCACTTACAACAGATGGTCGACTAGTTGTTAAACAGTTTATTGCAGTTGGTAACCAAACTACACGTTACTTAAGAGAACCAACAGGCGACTACGGTTCAATCCAAATTAGCGGTAGTGGTTATGGTAACTGGGAAGGCTTTAGCATTGATGGTCGTGCAGTATTCATGCATGATGGCGGTACAGCAACTGGTATCTACAACGATGTAAATAACCAGTGGTTGTTCTACGGTGTACACGGCGGCCAAACTGAAATGATGCACAATGGTAGTTGGAAAGTTCAAACACGTTCCGACGGTGCAAACATTGCAGGCGAGCTATATGTTGATAACTGGGTACGCATTGAAAGCAACTCAGGTATTTACTGGCAAGGTGGCAACTACGCAGGCTGGCACATTTATCCAAATGAAACAAACGCAATGGCGTTCCGTTCTGCAAATACTGGATCATGTGAACTACGTTTAAACAACAGTTCAAACACTATCTATGGTAGACTATATGCAGACGATGCATCACAAGGTTTCCTAAACGAAGATGGTAACTGGGCACTACGTTCATACAACAATGATGGTAACTCACCAGGCATCCGCTTTATGGAAAACGCAAACGAAACATGGACTGGTAACCCAGGTAATGACGTTGGTAAGATTGAATATCATGCTAACAGATTCTACATGGCAGCTGGTGCTAACTCCGATCGTATTGTTCAGTTTAGACGTGACGGTACAGATGTTTCATACGTTGACAACAGCGGTGTTTATCAAGGTACAGCAGCAAGTGCTAACTGGGCTGACTTGGCAGAGAAATACGAAGCAGACGCAGTGTATGCTCCAGGTACAGTACTAGGTATTGGTGGCGACAAAGAAGTTACACTATACAAAGAAGGCATGAAACTAGCAGGCGTTGTATCAACACAGCCAGGTTTGATGATGAACCAAACAGACGATAACAGAGATGATCCAATGTGGCCGTTCGTTGCACTAAAAGGTCGTGTTCCATGTAAGATTAACGGTTCTGCTAAGAAAGGTCAGTATATTATTGCTGATCAGGACGGTGCAGGCCGTGCTATAGACGAACTAAGTACTATAGCAGAATACACATTATTAATTGGTGTTGCTATTGAAGACGGTACAGATGTAGTTGAAGTTAAGGTATAATCCATGGGAAACATGAATCGAACATCCGCAAGAGATTATTTTACCGGCAATGCTGGTGCTCAATTGCGAGGGTTTGATAAAACTGTAAACGTAGCAGCCACAGTTTATACTAATCAAAACTATGGCGGTTACAACGCAGGTACTGCATATGGTAACAGACGTTATGAGTATGTAAATGCTCCTAACAGTGATTACAACGGAAACGTGTATCCCAATACTACACTAGTAGATGCAGGACATATGATAGACCAGGCACTAAATGCTATAACAAGAACTTGTGATTTAATCGAAAGTCGAATAACTAATCAGTATTTTGATTTTCGTATTTGTCATACAAGTTGCCATTATAGTTGTCACGGCAGTAGAGGGAGAAGGTAATGGCAGGCGAGTCACACGCTTCTTTAGAAACAAGATACTATAACAATGCGTATCTACGTCTTAGATCTTTTGACAAGACTATTAACTTCAATGCTACGTGCTATTATGCAAACGTAAGTGGTTGGGGTTCTGGAACTGCTTACGGTAACAGACGTTATGAGTATGTAAACGCAGGACAAGGAACATATAGTACAGCAGATCTTCCAAATAACATTGGAGATAATCTAAAAGTATATGCAAGTGAGGTACAAAATTTTGCAACTAACTGTATTTCACGCACAGTTAACCAAATAGAAGGCAGACTAACTAACACATATTTTGATTGGAGAATCTGTCATAGTAGTTGCCATTATAGCTGTCACGGCTCAAGGGGAAGAAGATAATGATAGGTGAAAGTTTTTATTATATCAACAATAAGAAATATTTAGGAAAGTCTAGCTCTATGGTAAGTGCTTTAGCAGAGAGTCCTTGGGCAGGCGATCAAACAAGAAAAATGGTGTTAGTAGCACCGGAAGGACACTCACAAGTACGAGACTCGTATGTTAATACACTACTTACAGATTATCCTAATGCAAATCCGGATATGCTTTCGTTCACTACAACTGATCAAATAAACACATGGGAATATTTGTCAAACAATGACAAAGAGTTTTTATTATTTGATGATGCATTAGATTTAATTCGTGTATATGCAAAGTATATTGCATCTCTACTACAAACAGCAACTAACAAAGATGTTAAAGATGTAGTAAAAGACTTTTTAAAGTTAGTGTTCCAAAGAGATATTACATACGCAACATACACTACATTTACAGAAAATGATATTAACGGTTGTGTTGAAGATGTTTACGCTAAAAATGAATGGCATAACATGGGCACTCCAAGTAGTAAACATTGGGGTTATGATATACTTTTCTTTATTAATGACAAGTATAACGAAAATGAAACGTATGCAGAAATTAACTTAGTAACACAAAATCATTTGCGTGAAAAATTCACTGTTCACAGTGAAAAAATGATTGATGAAGTAATTGGTATGCTACAAAATAAAATTGGTTATATTAGTGTTATTAACGGTATTATTGATTGGTTCCATGCAAACGGTAATTCATCATGGGACAAAGTACAATTTGTTAAAGATACATTCCAAAATAAAAATCGCATGCAAGCACTTTATGTGTTAAGAGATTTTTGGAACGATGTTGGCAATAATGCTGAACTCTTAGAACTCATTAACAACCACGAAGATTGGGAATATGAAGAAGTATACAAAGAATTTGCTAAAACTATTCCTATTGTAGTACAAATAGCAGAGGGCGGATTTAATTTTGCAAATAACGAAGCACTTAGAAATGCTTGGAGTGAAGTAGAATTCTTCTACAAGCGTAAGAGTCGTATACCGTATTTGCTGTTTAAAGTAAAACCACTGGTATAGGAGACACAATGTCAACACAAAGTTATATACTACCTTTAAAACCAACAGATCTAGCAGAAATTTATAAGATCAAAGCAGATAGTGATGATTACACTCTTCATGTAAATTATGAAGAAAGTAAAAAAGTATTATCTGTAAAACATATCTTAGTCTATATTGCTAACACAAACTTTAAAGTACAGTTTGACACTGTTGATGCAGAACTACTAAATGAATATATTAAAATTAATTTTCTAGTTGAAGCACCTTTACTAGCTAGAATTATAGCACTAATTGCAAAAAGAAAATTAGGTCAAGAATATAACAATGTTGATGCTGCAATGAATACTCTGTGGTCAAATGATATGATCGACGAGTATATTAATGAACATGGAAAATTATTTGACGATTTGTTAGACAAAATGCAACACGTTGCATTGTTCTGTATTGATCAAGCCAGCAAATATAACGACAAGTATAAAGAACTTGTGCCAGAAGAGTTAGAATACACTGATAGTGATACAGAAATCGGGCTAAATATTGTATATATAGCAACATATGCTATTGATGTTTTGTATTTGTTAGGACATAAGTTTGGTCCGTGGCCAACTAGTAACTTAAATGTTAGAGTTTTTAACAATGAAAGTAAGTATCAAGGTGCTGACTTATATAACACATTAATAAAACATGGTGTTGCAAATAATATGCTAGAATTATTTGATGAGGGAATAACAGAATGACAATGCAACAATCATACTGCAAGCAGATGAGATACAGTGGACCTGAGAGTCTACCTCCTAGTCATGCACAAAAGTTTGACGTACTAATTAACTTTGAAGGACTCACTGGTTGTAACCATGGTTGTTTAGGTTGTTTTGTTAACAAAAATCAAGACGTTGCTACAATGGATGCAATGTTAACTACTGCAAAAGAACTTGCAGACGGCGTAACACGCACAGGACTTAATTTACGTGAGTTTGTTATTGGTCCAACTGATCTTTTCTCAGCAAATAATACAGACAATATTCTTAACAATCCTATTATACAGGATATCATGCGTGAACATACAAAAGCACGTATTGCTACACCTAGCAAAATAGACGATGTAAGCATGGAAAGACTACGTGAAGTATTTTCAATACTTGACGATCCTGCAAAATACAGAGATGAAATGATCATTGAGTTTATTATGCCAGTAGGTGATATTGACCGTATACTTAATGATGAAGAATATTTCAAAGACATAAAAGCAAAACTAGAGTTCTTTGCAAATGAAACTCCTAAAAACATTGACTGGAGTTGGACATTACAAGCAAGTAATGTAATGCAAAAACATCTAACTAAAGAAAACTACAACAAACTGCTATACAAGATTCTTGAAGATTACGAAACTATTCTAGAAATGAACCCTGCGTTCTCTAGAGCACCAAGTGTATTACACCAGCGTAAGAATCTAGTAGCATGGAACAACTTCTTAAAAGAAGTAGTAGATCAAGATAACTATGCTGATGTTACAATGAGTATGGCTAACTTGTACTGTAACTCAATGAACTTCATAGGGCTAACTATTATTCCTGGCTTTGATGCACCTCGTGTATTCCTAAATGTTATGCTACACGAACAAGCGTTCTTTACACAACATAAAGAATTAGAAGTAACAGGTTTAAGTTTTGAAGAAATATTGGCAAAGAGGGATCAACTAATAGCAAAAGGCTTGGCAAAGTCTTCCACTGTTAAGGATTGTGCTGATTGTAAGTATGCTGTAGCATGTGCAAACAGACTGATATTCCAAGCACAAGACGCTATGAATATGCATGAGTGCCTGATGCCGCTAGAAGTACTTGAAATGTACAATCCGTTTATTGACAGCACAGAGCAATGGAATGACGATGCCTTGAAAATCGTCAATGCTCGTTAACTTAAACGCAACTCCATCAGGATTTAATAACTACGTTGAAGGTGTAAGCCCTAAGGATAACAACTTTCTTAGGGTTGAAGTTCATGCTGACATACTACACGGCTGTAGTCAACAGTGTCCTGGCTGTTTTATTCCACGCAAAAACTTAACCAGTGCTGATCACTTAACAACTCTTTGTGATATACTAGAATCTAGTGCATATACACCTGACGATGTTGTAATAGGACCTACTGATATATTTGATGCTGAAAACTTTTGGGAGTTGATGGAGCATCCTAGTATGAAACGCTTGTACAACATTGCAGCATTAAGTTTTAACTCAACGCTACTACAGGACTACAACACAATACTTGCTAAACACACTAAGATTTGGAGCCTTTACGAAGGACTAGATCGCACACCTGACATAGACTTTAAGATAGTGCTCGACATTGAACGTTACTTGCAGGGCGATGTTGAAGATATGTGTCGCAAACTTGAACTGTTTAAACAAGGCAGTGTGCAGTTTAGAGTAAACTACTATCCAGGCATATTTGATAGTGTTGATTACAATCATTTATGTGATATGACCATGAAAGATTTCAATGCTCCTGTAGTTATACTACCAAGTTTCCTTAACGATCGTAACAGCAGAGGCAAAGTAAGTAAATATTTGCCAATGTTTATACAAGAACTAAGCAAACAAAAGATTGACCCCAAGTACAAAAGCCTGTATACTATGTTTGATGCACAGTTTAATGGCTATGGATGCTCTAACTACAGTTTTTACAATGGTAAACTGTATATGAATCCGTTTTTGTACGATGCTATACTGCAACGTACACCAAACTTTGAAGTACAAAACATAAACAGTGATGATTTCTTGTCTCGCAACCTTGCATATGCTGAAAATACTCAAGAATGTGCAAGTTGTCCTCATTTAATGAGCTGTGCAGAGCGTAATGTACTGTTTTACATGCAAGATAGAGGTTTAACAGAGTGTGTATTGCCCAAGGAGTACCTAAATGCCAGTCATTAAGAACAACTTGTACTACGAGCTAACAACAGAAACACAAACTAAACCAGTTAGTGCCGTAAAAATACAATTAGATGTGTTAGACGGGTGTATACACGCTTGTCCGGGCTGTTTTGTACACCGTAGAGGCAATGCTCCTGAAGAAAATCACTTAAAACAGTGCCGTGAGTTTGTAAAACGCATAACTGACAAGGGAATTTTAGTAGATGAAGTACTAATAGGCCCAACAGACTGCCTGTCTAGCGAAAACTTTTACCAAGTAATGCAAGATCCCGACTTGTTGTCTATGATAAATGAAAACTCTCCTATACTTGCGTTCACTACAACCTTTTTAGAGCAAGACATGAGCTACTTAGAGCGTTGGATTAACTTCTTACACGCCAATGTTAACACTGATACTGAAATAGAGGTAGGTATTGCAACAGATCCAATGCGTTACAAGGACATATTGTACATACAACAGCTCAAACGTTGTATTGCGTACATTGATGCTAACCTAAAACACGAATGTACATACACATTCATTGTAAACATTAGACAATATGACTTAGACTATGAACAAATACATGATTTTGTAGTTAAAGAGTTTGATACTACCATTGACTTTATACCAAGTGTTAGTCGTAGCCATAAACCTAACATAATATTGCGTACACTTAACCAGTTTAATGCATTTTTTGAAGCACTACCTGAAGACACTCATCTAAACAACATCATGGTTGACCATTCTCATGCTGGACACAACTACACAGTACTTAACTTTAAGAAGGGCAAGTGGTATTTGAGTCCATTTATGTATGAAAACATGGCATTGTATGATGAACAGTTTGAAGTTAAGGACTTAGACGAAGCATATTACAAGACACTAACACAAATGGAACGTGCAAAAGGTACAGAGTGTGAAAATTGCGACTTGTTCTTTAGTTGTTATAACAGAAAAGTAATATTACTACGTGATTACTTAGGTGTAGACACTTGTATTGCACCTAAAGAAAATATGATGAAGAACATTTATAACTATAATAAAAGTGCAGCAGAAATGTATGACTGGACAGACTATTCAGTTGAAGCAGACAAGCAAGGTTATCGCAAAAAGTTCTTAGTAACTGAAGACGGCGATGAACGACTAGAAGAAATAAAGAAAGTATACCATGCCAATCGTAAAAAATAACTATTGGGAAACAACTAGAGGACACGAAGATTACAATATTGGTGTGGCAAATGCTCACGAAATAAAAGTAAACATGACTCTAGACGTTCTTGATGGTTGTATACATAACTGTGCAGGGTGCTTTGTTAATCGTAGACGTCAACAAGTTACAAACGAAGACATTCAAAAGGTACTTGATGCACAAGAACTGTTTATGTCTAACAATATACGCTTTACAAGTGTAAACATTGGTCCTACAGATGTGTTTGGTAACTTGAATATATTAGATTTACTAGATTACGAAAACTTTAGAACGCTAGTAAGTCGTTGTACTACTATTGAAATGCCAAGTACACTGCAAGCAGACGACAAATACATTGACCAAGTTATAGAGAAGTTCAACAGTATACCAAAGCGTGATGATTTTCTATATGGTTTCCAAGTTGTAATAGATCCTAAACAAGTTTTAGATCCTACATATAGAAAAAATAACATTGCACGTATACATGAAGTACTAAACAAGTTTACTGATCCTGTAGATTATTACATTACATTTAATATAGATAGCAATATTGAAAATCTAGCAGAAATAAGTCGCATAGTGCGTGATGAATACGAAAGTATATTGGAAACACTACCTAGCTATCAACGTTACAGCAAAGGTGTAATACACGAACGTTTAATTAATGACTGGGTTAAGACTATTGAAAATACTTTTAACGATACAAATAAAGAATATCTTGCAATGACTATTGCAGACAAAGACCAAGGTGGTCCGTTTGAACTTAACTATACATTCAGTCAAGGAGAGTTTTATTCAACTCCGTTTGTTTATGAAGCAGCACTAATAAAAACTGATGAGTTTCGTGTGCAAAATCCTACAGACATTAAAAGTTGGACTGATTTAAAAACAACATTATATTTAGAACAGCTAGATTACCTATCAGAAACTACAAGTTGTGAAAATTGTAGTCGTAGAGAAATATGTATGAGTAAACATGTACTAAAGTATATGGAACACTATAAATTTAAAGACTGTGTATATCCTTTACGTGTATTGGAGAGCTATAATGCTACGTAAAGATTGGCAAGACTACTTAAACAAAAATAAAACAGATTATCATGATGAAGGTTTTGTAAATCCTGCTGATCAAAACAAAATAAAAATACAACTCATGCTTGAAATACTTGAAGGGTGTGCATATAACTGTTCAGGTTGTTTTGTTAAACGCAGAAAAAACTACGGAACAGGGTTAGGACTTGACCTAGCAGCACAATTAGTTGATGAACTAACCGAACAATATGTGCTTGATGATATTATTGTAGGACCTACCGATTTCTTTTCAAGCGGCAATATTATACCTGTATTAGAAGATCCTCGTTTTCGTAAAATAGTTGATGCTTTACCTGAAGAAGGAGGCTTGCAACACAACTGTTCAGTTGATTTTTTCATCGGAGACGAACGTGTTGAACAAGTAATTAAACATGTTGAAAACAGTTATCTTTGTGAGCGTCCTTTTGATGTACAAATAGCAGTTGACTTGCATATGTTGGATAACTCAAACGTACACAGTCTTATTGAAAAACGCCTTGCAATGATGGAAGCAAGTAGTGTTGAGTATGAAGTAAGTCTGCTTTGTAATATTACACAAAAAGTTGACGATGATGTATTGGATAAAATAGAAAGTGTGCGTAAAAAATGGGGTACTGTTGTAGAATGGGGACCTAGTCTAGTACGTGCAATGGTAAACAAGCCTGACAAAATGTTAGGCATAATACAAGGCTGGAATAACAGTATACAAAGTGTTGTAGACAAAGACGAAAAACGTTTTAAAGAAAACTTTATTTGGCAACAAAGTGATAATAGTCATAAAAACTTTAACGAAGTTATTGTTACTGTTAATAACGACAAGTTATATGTTGTTCCTTTCTTATATGAAAACTCTCCAATATATCATGAGAGCTTTGAGATACCAATAGAAGGCAGTGTGCTAACAAGTATAATGAATAAAAAGCACAACTTGCAAATACAACAGTATAAAAATATACCTAACCTTGTGTGCAACAACTGTGAGTATGTTGAAAATTGTAACTCAAGGCTAATACAAACACTCATGTCAGATGTAATACAACAAAACGAGTGCCTTATAAATAAAAACGTAATGGCACTTTACAATAATATAGGTTATAGATAATGGGCGGTTGTGGCACAGAAATATTAAAAGCATTAATGCCTGAAAATGTTACCGACGATCATTTATTAGACACTCCGGAACAACAAGCAGCAAATGCAGTTACGCATATGATACTAGAGCGTAAGCGTCCTCTTATTGGCGAAATAGAAATCACTCTATTTGAAAACTGTCCTATTGTGTGCGACTTTTGCTTTCATGACAAAGACAGTACAGTGGGCATGACATATCCTGAAATGCTTGCTAAACTTCCTCTAGTAGAAGCACACTGTAAAAAGATGCAAGGCAAAGTACATGCTATGCAGTTTAATATGGTAGGCGGAGAGCTGTTTCAAGACCGTGCAAGAGAAACACTGTATCCTATGTATTATGATCTAATGCTTGAGATTAAAAAAATCTGTGACAAGTACGGACATGTAATACAAGTAGTTTGGGTCAGCAACTTTTTATTCAAATATCACGAAGATGTACGTACACTGTTAGACAAATTAAATGCAGTAGACATCCCAAGTAAACTGATTGCTAGTTATGATCTAAGCGGTCGTCCTACAGGCGGACAATACACTAAAAATATCGAACGTTTCAAAGACTATGTGTCTACTATTAACCTAGTAGCAACAACAGACAGTATTAACGCACTGTTTGCTGGCGATGAGTATTTTGATTACTTGTACAAAAATTTTGATTTGTTCTTTGATGATTTTATTCCTGATCCAGGTTACGATCATCTAGTACCAAGTGATAGTTTGTATTTGAAGTTTATGAAATATATTGCAGATAACTATCCTATGGTATTTCCTTATAGAGAATTATTAACACAAGATAAAAATCAAATGCACTGTATGAGTTTAAACAAGCTCACAATATTCCCTGACAACACAACTGCAAACTGTCGTTGGCATCGTTATACACGCAATGACTTTAATCATGCATATATTAGAAAAGACAACACCAACCTTATGCAAGCATACATGGATGAAGTAGGTTGTTTAAGTTGTCCTTATTTTGATCGTTGTGGTTTTCGTTGTTATACACAATGGGACTGGAAGAACCGTGCAAGAGACTTACCGCCGGGCGTATGTCCTATACGTGAATTTTTTAACTATGTAGGGGATACTCGTCAAACATCATCTCTTCCTCATAATACGATCGAACGTCGGGCACCATTCCCATCTGAGATGAAGGATCAGGTAGTTCAACCTGATCAAGTATAGCATTGTAAGTTGCTTTATCTTCACTATAAGTTTTAAAGTATGGATCGTTGCCTGCTAACAAGTCTTTGTCGTCTAGCAGTTCAATAAAGTCGTAACGAAAATCTAAACTAATCCAATAAGCATAACATATTGCTACAAAATAACTTTTAGCAGGATATACCCATTCGTCTACACGTTCGTTAAAGTGTTTTACTGCCCAAGTAACACTATCTTCTTCTGTGCGAATATTAACTAAATTTAAGTCGTCTGTAAATTCTTCCGCAGTAGAATTAAAAAGTTGTTGTCTAATCTTCCAGTCTAGCATACCAGTCTATTAATCCTTTGTAACCATTGCATCCATTATCTAAGTCATGTACAAATCTATAATGTTCTGTTAAACATTTTCCATAGTATTCGCAACTATGACATATAGGACTTAAATTTTTTGTTGGCTCTTGATCGGCCCAAAATAGATAATCTTCAAATTTATTATATTTTTCAAAATATTCATTATCATTGTCATCAAACTCTAGCACACCAAACTTAGCATCTGGAGTAATATAAACATGATCGTTTGAAAATGCATTACGTTTTCCATCTAATACATCTTCTAACTCGTCAACATTTACAAAATCAAATTGCTTTTGTATTGGTGACTCTATCCATTTTTTAACGTGTTCTTCAAAGTCTTTGTGTGTAACAGGGTGTGCATTTGCTTGGTTAGTGCTGTAAGGTTTTATCTCAACACACTTAATATTCTGAACCATATTAAATGTGTTAATCATAAAGTCTACGTCTGTTGCTAATACTTTTGGGCTTGCTAAAACAAGTACACTTACATCTTTAGGAAACAATAATATGTTTCTTAACACAGTGTCACTTAGCTCACGTGCTTCAAAATCATAGCTCACACTAACATGCACATCGTCGTCTAAAAAGAAATCCGGTCTTGCACTAAAGTTAGTATTAATATTTATAGTACCAGCAAAGTGTTTTTTTATTACACTTTTAATGCTGTAAAAGTAATCTTTGTCAAGTAATCCTATTTCACCGCCATATAAGTCAACGTGTGTAATAGGCACAGTTATTTCGCTTAATCTTTGATCAAGTTCTTGTGGGCTAATACGATGTTTGTTTGCTAGTTGCTCTGGTGTAAGATAACAAAAGTCGCAACGAAAGTTACAAAAGTATGTAGGGTTTATGCTAACAGTAAACTCAGTCATATTCTCTCACATAAGGTGTAACTTCGTTAGGATCTTGACCATTAAGTTCTAGTATCTTAGGTGCAAGTTGTTTCATTTGAAAACAATGATCTTCTACAACACCTTCACGTTTATGATCTCGCACGGTTTTACGACAGCCGTTACATATACGGAACATAGGACAAGTCAAACAAGCCTGCTTCATTGATATAAGTTCAGGTGCATCTTGCAATGGTGTGCTAAATCCGCCTGACATTTCATATTCAAAGTCAATAGGATAATCTTTGTCATCACCTAAGCTGCCACAACTGTAATAGTCACCACCTGGATTAAATGCTCTAATACCTTCGTCACAGTGTCTGTTCTGCGGACACGTAGTTGTGTCAGTTTGCAGTCTGCGTATCATTTGTTGTGTGTTATATTCCCAAGGAGTAAGACCTGCTTCGTGTATGTCTAAATACGCTTTATATATTTTGCTTAGGCGATAAGTGTAACCTTGTTCGCCACTGGCCATAGCATAGTTTACTTTGCATACTACGTCCATTTGTTTAGCAAGTTCAACTGTTTTAATAATACTCCAATCATTCATATCATCAATAACAGCAATAAACTCAGGACGGTATCCTACAAGCTCTAACATCTTGTCTGATACTTTCCAAAAATCTTCTTCAGTGAACACACTCATATCGCCTTTAAGTCTGCCACTACCGTATTGGAAGCTAGTAGCAATACCCATGCGTGGATGATTAAACAGTTCAACCCACTTGTCCGGCTTAACATAGAATGGCCACAAGTTACTAGTAAAACTAATAGTTGCAGGCATATTATGTTCATCTAAAAACTTGATAATCTTCCAGTAATAGTCTGGCTCGACCATTAGTGGATCGCCACCATTTACAATAATAGTGTTTGTATCAGGATAGCGTTTTAAAAATCTAAAAATGTAATCGTGATCAAGTAGTCCTGCATTGTTAGGGTCAATCTTAGTTGACGAGCAGAATGTACATTTAAAGTTACACGCTTCTGTTGGTTTAATAATTAAATCCATTATGCCAACTCCAACATAAGTTTTTTAGGTGCAGGACATACATTGCCTTCCCACGCAAGTTTATAACAGTCGCCACCACAATAAAACTGCACAGGGCATTCATAGCACTTGGGATTTCTATTTAATTCATTAGCAATGTTACACATACGTTCTGGATGATATAACACAGTGTCAATGTCATCACTTATGTGTGCATAGTGTGCTGTAGGTGCTGAGTTCGGACATCCTGCAATAGTTCCATCTGCATTTACAGTAAACAGTTTTTGCTCACAGTCTCTACAAAATGTACTTGCACGAGTAATGCCTTCTTCAAACTTCATATACACACTTTCAAGTGTTTGATTGTATATTTTATCACGCAAACCTCTTGCTTGTGTTTCTTTATGAAGCAGCATATACCAATCTTGTATTTCTATATTTGTAGGAAATATTTTAGGATTGCGTACTGCATTACCGTCTGAAGTTAAACGTTCAAAGTCAACTTCTTGTATTCCTAAACTAATAAGATATTCAATAACATCTGCTGGGTTTTCTTGTATCATGTCCTTGCTTAGACTTACAAAGCATTTGATTTCAACACCGTCTGCTGTTAGTTGACGTACATTATCTTCCCATAATTTTTGTTGTTTTTCATTTGCCCAACGTATAAACGGATCGTAACTTGTACCCAAACGCTTGTGCAATATTCCGTATATTAAATCAAGTTTATCGTCTGTTAGTTTATAAGTTAGGTTAGTAGTCATGCCATAGTATGCTCTGTCACCCCAAACATCGTAAGTCAGTTTGTGAAACAGTTTCATATCTTCTACAGGTGCAAGCATAGGCTCACCACCGTGAAACTCAAACGCTATTCCACTGTTGGGCATTTTGGCATACAGCCTATTAAAAAAGTCTGCTGTAGCAACAGGGTTAAAATAAATCTTACGTCCACTTGTACCGTTAGTAAAACAATGAGAACAGTTTAAATTACAAGTCTCGGTTGTTTTAATATAGGACATATATTGTGTAGCATTATGTACAGTCATTTATACCCCAAGATAGCATAATGCTTTCATATTTGTTTGTTGCACGATGTAATGTACTTGCAGGAATGTATAAACGTTCTCCCTTATGCAACGTATAATCTCTTTGATTCATTTCTATTGTTTTTACACCATGTGTTACTTGCAACATTAAGTCTACAGGATCACAATGCTCGTCAAAACTAGGACTTCCTTCTTTAGCATAAAATATATGAACAGTGCCTTTATTAAAGTTACACATAGTTTCATATTTTTCTACTTTAATTGTTATATCCTTGTCTAACAATAAGTTATCTATTTTACCTAGATATGAAATATAATCGTCAAATTTTAAATAGTGTTGCAAGCCTTTTCGATCAATATAACTAACCATGTCTTCATTAAAAGCATGCTCGCTTCTAATTAAAGATACAAATTCATCGTACGATAGACTAACACTAGGTAGTAGCATATTAACACCACACATCGAATGGCATGCATATACGCATGTCTTTTACAGTTTCAACATTGTGCCAAACAAAACTAGGAAATATAAACAAATCACCTGCTTCGGGTTTTAATATAATAGGATCAAACATATGTTTTAAATTATTATTATAACCTCTGTTAGCATTACCTCTTGGATCGTGTAATACTAGTTCTCCGCCTACAGGAGGTGTTGCAAGATAAAGTATACCAGTAAACTGACTGCCTAAGTGATTATGTATATGATGTGTAGCACCTTGTCTATAAACATGTACCCACCAGCTAAAAGAATAAGTTCCTTGTTTAGGAAATTCAACCTCTAAAAATTTTTCAACGCAGTCATTAACATAATCATATGCTGGTTTAATTTCAGGATATTCTTCTATATCGGGACGTTCACTATCACTAATACCATCGGGAAATTTTAGAATAATGTCGTTAACAACATTACCTAATAGTTCTTGATTATCCCATTTGAACTGTATTAATTTTGTAGGCCATAAATCTTTAATTATCATTCTGATCCTCGATATATTGTAATACATCGACTGCGGTTAATACTTTAGTTTTTATTGTAGCATTATTTAAAGTATTTCGCAACCCCTGATGTAAGGGTTTAGGCCACACACCAAAATCAACCCAACAATATCCCGAGTGTTCTTCATTTAAAACAGGTATAAACTCTTCATCTACAAAACAAAGATATGTATGAAAATTAAATTTTTCATCATTACTAACAAAAAGCTCTAATGGAATAACTTTAACAAAGTTAGGTAAAGAACCTATTTCTTCTATAATCTCTCGCGTTAGACCTTCCCATGGAGACTCATTTGAGTCATTAGTTCCTCCTACTAATCCCCATTGGCCTATTTGCTTTTGATGTGTCCTTTGTAGCAGCAGGAATCGCTTAGTTTTTAGTGAACAGACGATAGCACCACTGCAAATGATTTTATTACTCATATAAGTAGTTATTTGATTTAGAGGATGATTTGCCAGTTTCCTGGCTCGTAAATGCCTTCCCAGGCTTTAATCCACTGATCTCCGTCCCATTTAAATTGTAGACCACTATTAGGATTAATATTTCTAACATAAATAGGATCACCGGCATACTCGCTTGCATCAAATATAATATGCCACTTGAGACCGTCCCATTCTATAATGTCATTTTCTTCAGCTATAAAGTCACTACCATCTAAATTTTTCCATGCATCAGGACCGTCAACATTGGAAATATCACCTATATTTCCTGTAATTAAGAATCTAACACCTGGACCAACATTTGGTATTGCTCTTTGAGGATCAACAACAGCATTTATATTTCCATCTGTACGTGTAGGACCTGTAAGTAGTGTATTAGTTGGTTGAGTATCTTCATCCCAATTTACTACAAGTTTTCTATCATCTAACGGATTCAGTGTAATGTATCCAACAATAGGTGCGTTTGTATCTGAACGTTTTAAGAATATTTTAGAAAGTCCTGCACGATATTGCCCAGGCATTGCATCAAGTATTCCTTGCCATGAACCTTTTGTTCCATTAGGTGTTGGTACATCTAGTTCTGACTGTGCTTGTAGACCCATAGGATTAACAAGCTCTGAATATGTTCCTATTACAAGTAAATGCCAATCATCTGGATTTAATCCTATATTAGCCTTAAATCCTTGTGGTGCTTCTTGATCCCATCCTGGGAATAGTATCGAGTCACCAGGAATATTAATACCTGTTTCAATAGTGCCGCGTTCTTCATCACCTATACTCATAGTAATTTGAGTTACTACACCTAGTTGTTTTACTTTTACTGGAGGACTAATATAGATGGGTGTACTAAATTGTAGTGTTGCCACATCAATTTCGCTTTCAGTTCCTTGCGGAATACTTCTACTACTCCAAGTTACACCTTCTAAGTTAACAACACTTAAACTAGTCCAATCAACAAAGTTGTCTGTTGTTTGAATTTCTAAACTTGGATTAAACAGCATTAGTATCTGTTCTACAAGTTGTAGCTTTTGATCTGAGTTTGTTGACCATATGTCCGCATTAACAGTAAGTGTATAAGGGCTAGGCATTAGCCTTTCAACTGTATATGAATTACCTTGAGTAGGAAGATATTTTTTATTAACTTCGTCATACTCTCTTTCTCTAATATGAACTTTGTTAACATAACTTGCATCAGCAGTACGAGAACGATCTTGTTCAAGACCAGTTACATACATACCTATTCGTGGAGCACTTGGTATTTTATTTTCTGAGTTATCTCTAATAATACTTGCAACTTGTCGTGTAATGTCTCCATACATTACAGGAACTTGTGTTATTTTTCCACTTCCGTCTTTGTAAGTAAAATGACTCAGCAAACGAAGCATCTGATTTAGATAGCGTCTTACTTGACCGTCATAAAAATGTTCCATTAATTGTCACTCCTTGGACGCAATGCTTCACTTAGGCTTTGACGCTGTTTAACTCTATCATTGTAGAATATAACTTCCCACAAACCTGTTTCGATAATTTCTGTTGGTAAATTTATTTGCATTAAATCTGTAAAACTGCCTTTTGCATATGTGGTTATTAAGCCAGGATTTTCAGCAACTGACAATTCAAGTTTAAAGTTATTAAGTTTAATAAGAACATATGCAGGAGTTGGTGTAATTAACTGTACGTCTGTTTGAATAACAGTGTCGCCCTTTGCCAATGATGCCATGTCTGCGGCAAGTTTATCAATATATGTAAATTCAAGATTGTTAACAAACGACAAGCGTTGTGTTTGTCTTGCACTAGTATTTGTCATATCCATTCTTAGATTATCTCTCATTTTAACCCAACGTGTTCCGTCATAACGGAATAATCTATTAGGTAAAAAGTCTATACGTAAAAAATAATCTCCTTCTGCTTGAGTAGTTGGAAACGCAATACCGCTACCAAATGGAGCACCGTCTGGAGCTTCAGTAGAGCCTAATAAGTAACCACTATAACCATCTTTTCTCGGAGTGTTACGCAATGCATCAACAGTATTTAATGAGTCTGCATTCAGTGTACTATCATCAACAGTTTCTAGTGCAGTGCTGCCGTCTTCGTTAACAGCAAGTGTATAAAGATTTGTAATGTCATATCCTGACTTTGCAGCATCCTTTTCTGCTTCTGCAAGATTTGCATTATTAATTTGCATTTCTGCTTCGTATGTAGACAACAAATCGCGTAAACTGCCCTGCTCAGGAGCATCTTCATTCATTGGTAAATCTAAAATATCTTTAAATTCTTGACTGTCTACTATCTGTTTTAATTTAATTCTATATAAGTGCGGATACCAAGTTGGTGAAAAACCTTCAGCAGCACGGTTAACATCTTCTACAACATAAAAGCGTTTAAGTGCAACTTCGTAATCGTTTGCTGCAAATTCATCCTTTAAATGAGGTAATTCCAATACATCACCAGGCATTATTTTACGACCAAGTGCATCTACGCTACTATTAATATGTATGGTCATAAACACTGTGTCATTTTGTAAAAACAGTCCAAATTGACTTAGGTCAAAGTCAATATCTTGTACATTATAGATACCTCTAATAGTGTAAATATCTTCGTCATACTTACGATCTCTGTTCTCTAAAAACAGTAGATCTTGTATTTGTCTTTCATCTTTCACAGTGGTACCGTCATCGGTGCCGATGTATTTGTGAATGTTTACATCTGTCCCACCAATTTGAAACATTTCGTATATTTGACGGTCTAAAAACTTGTAGTCACGACCTTTTTCTGGTTTGTATAAACTTAGTCTTGGCATAGTACAAGTATTTATTAGAATTGAACTGATAAGATAAATACTTTAAATAAATGTATGCTAGGAATAGGACACTATGGCTCAAGAAATAATCAACACAGGTAGTAGCCCTGACGCAGGTGACGGCGATACACTACGTTCCGCACTTACGAAAACAAATAATAATTTTACCGAACTTTACAGTAAAGTAGGCGGTTTTCCCGAATGGGAGCTTGGTTTACAAGGCCAAGTTTTAATCGTTGGCGTTGACGGAAGCATTGGATGGGGAAGTGCAACTTCATCAAGTACAGATGCCGCAACACTAGCAGGTCAATCACCGGCTTACTATTTAGACTATAATAATTTTGCTAACACACCAACTATCATAACAAGCCTAGCAGCATTAAACGATACAAGTGTAGCAGGAGCAACAAGCGGTCAAGTCCTTTCCTATGATGGTGCTGTATGGACAGCAACCACACCAACCGCAGTAGCACAAGCATTAGATGATTTAACAAACGTAAGTGCAGCCACACCTAGCAACGGCCAAGCACTAGTTTGGAATGGCAGTGCATGGGTTCCTGGTGCAGTAGCAGCAGATATTAGTGCTACAAGCATCAATGCACTAAGCGATGTAGATACAGCAACAGCAGCACCTACTAACGGCCAGGCTCTAGTTTGGGATGGCACAAACTTTGTTCCAGGTACTGTAGCAAGCAGTGGCGGATCAATGGCAACATTAACAGATGTTGATGTAACTGGTGCTGTTACAGGAAGCGTATTAAAATACAATGCAACAAGCAGTGCTTGGGAAGTTGGAACAGATGACAGTGGCAGCGGCGGCATTGCACTAACTGACTTGTCAGCTAACACTGTAGCACCAAGCGGTACTGGTACATTAACATATAATAATACACTAGGTCTGTTTACTTTAACTCCTCCAGACTTATCAAGTTATGCTACAACTGCAAGTTTAGCAACAGTAGCAACAAGCGGTGCATATGCAGACTTAACAGGTACTCCTACACTAGCAACAGTAGCAACTAGCGGATTATACAGTGACCTAACCGGCACACCAACTATTCCTACTAACCTAGCAGATCTTGCAGATGTAAGTGCAACTGCTCCAAGTACAGGTCAAGTACTAAAATGGGACGGTGCTACATGGGCACCAGCTGCTGACGCAACTTCAACAGGTGGCGTAGGTATTGCACTAACAGATATTAGCGGCACAGGTGACATTGACTTTAACCAAGTTACTGGTGTTATTAGTTTTAACAATAGTTCAGGATACATCACAGGCATTGGCTCATTCAGTGTTGGTGCATTAAATGATGTTGACATTACTAGTGTTGCCCCAACAAATGGACAAGCACTTGTATGGAACGGCAATGACTTTGTTCCAGGCAGTGTTGCAGCAGATATTAGTGCTACAAGCATTGATGCATTATCAGATGTTGACACAACTTCAGCAGCACCAAGCAATGGCGAAGCACTAGTATGGAATGGATCTAACTGGGTGCCAGGTGCAGTAGCACCATCTCTAGGAACAACAAGCATTGATGCATTACAAGACGTAGATACAACAAGTACTGCTCCAACAAATGGTCAAGCACTAGTTTGGGATGGCACAAATTTTGTACCAGGTGACGTTGCAAGTGTAGACGGTGTTATTAACTTTACTGTAACAGCAGACGGTACAAATAACTATGTATTCAACGGTGGCGGAACAACTAACTTAACTGATCCAACACTATATCTAACTAGAGGACAGACTTATACCTTTAGCATAAGCACAACAGGTAGTCCGTTCTATATTAAGACATCAGCAACCACAGGAACTACCAATGCATACACTGACGGTGTAACTGGTAATGGAACTGACAGCGGAACTATTACATTTACTGTTCCACAAGATGCACCAGATACACTATATTACATAAGTCAATTCTATCCAGGAATGACTGGCACCATTTATATTCTAGACAAGTTTACACAAGCTGACTGGAACATAATGTTTAGTACTAAGACTACTGACGATTTGTCAGAAGGACTTATTAACAAATGGTATACAGACGAGCGTGTAGACGATCGTGTTAGCACACTTGTAAATGCAGGTACAGGTATTAACCTTACATATGATGATGTAGCAAACACACTAACAATTGAAGCAACAGGTGGTGGTACAGGAGGTTCTACAACATTCTTAGGACTAACAGATACACCAAGCTCATTTGCAGGGTTCAGCAACAAATTCCTTGCTGTAAACGCAACAGGCGATGCTGTAGAATTTGCAGATATTTCAACTGCAATTTGGGGTAGTGATGTTAAAGGTTCTGTATTTGGCGATGACTCAACAATACTTGTTGATGCAATATCAAACAAAATTTTAGGCGATGTTTCCAACAGTGAAACACTTACCGATACAATTGGATCGTCAAGTGGCACAACTATTAATGTTAACAACAATACACAATTACTATTTGGAGCAGGTGGATCAATAAGAGGTGGTCCACTAGCAACACTTGGTGCAACAAGAATTGAAGGAACAAGCCTCCAATTCTATAGTTCACTACCAATGCTTGTTAGAGCAGATCCTACAAGTCCAAGTCAAAACTTGAGCTTTGAAGGTTTCTTTACTGGTAGTTTGAACGGTAGCGTTAACGGTACATTGAGTGGTGATGTTACAAGTACAAACACTTCATCATTTAACAATCTATCAGTTAGCGGTAACTTTACATCAAGTGGCACTATCGAATCAACACTGACAGGTAACTATATTTTAGGTGGACTAAATGCTTATCATGTTGAAAATGAATATGGCGATGTTATTATTAACGAGTTTGGCGAAGTACAAAATCTAAATGGTCAATCACCAAGTTACTTCTTAGATTATACAAACTTTACAAACACACCAACAGTACCAACTGTAACTGACGAAATTTCAGAAGCACAAGGTGCAACTAATTTGTACCATACAGCAGCAAGAGCAAGAGCTTCGTTGAGTGCAGGTACAGGTGTAATTTATAACAGTACAACTGGTGTAATTGCTGTTGGACAAGATGTTGCAACAAATGCAAGTCCAACATTCCTTAACTTAACTGTTAGCGGAAACTTAACTGTACAAGGTACAACTACAACTATTGACACACAACAGTTATTAGTTGAAGATAACATTATTACACTTAACTCAAATGTTACAACTGGCACACCATCATTAAATTCTGGTATTGAAGTACGCAGAGGAGACGACGGTGTTAAACAATTTGTATGGGATGAAGCAGTTGACAAATGGTCATTTGGTTCTGACACTGTAGTTGCATCAACATTTGAAGGTAACTTAAACGGTAGTATTACAAGTCCAAGTGCAACAATTGAATTAACAAGTTCAACTAACAAAATTAGAAGTTATTATGCAACAACAGCAGACCTACCAAGTGCAACAACTTATGCAGGTATGTTTGCAGTAGTACAAGCAGATGGCGAAGCATATGTTGCAGTTGGTGGTTCTTGGCAGCAATTAATTAGAATTGGCGGCGGCCTAACAACTGACGGAGTAGCAGAAGGAAACAATAACCTTTATTGGACTGAAGCAAGAGGCGATGCCAACTTTACTTCTAATTTACTAGCAATATCAACAGATAACTTAGCAGAAGGTAATTCAAACAGATACTATCAAACAACTTACTTTAACCAAGACTTTGATTATAGATTAAGCAACTTACTATCAAGTGATATTGCTGAAGGTACAAGTAACTTGTATTGGACTGAAACTAGATTTGACAACAGTTTAAGTTTAAAAACAACAGACGATCTAGCAGAAGGTATTGCTAACTACTATTTCACAAACGCAAGGTTTAATACTGAGTTTGGACTTAAAACTATCGATGATCTAAGTGGAGTCACACTAGGTGCACCAGCAGTAGGCGATGTACTGCAATGGAACGGCACGGAATGGACTAACGGAAGTACATTTGCTACACTAGCAGGCGACTTGAAAGGTTCTGTATTTGCAGACGATTCAAGCGTAATGGTTGATGGTCTAACTGGTGAAATCAAAGGTCGTATTGCTAACGATGATGTTACAATACAAAAACAAGGTAGTGCAGTATTCTTTACTCCAGCTACACTAAGTGACGGATTTAGATTTACTATAGGTGCTACTGAGCAATTCTACGTTGACGGTAATACATCACTTGCAGGTACAGTAGATATATTTGACACTGTTAATACTAGAACTGGTGTAAACTTTATTCCAGAGTTTGATCTAGACGGCGACATCGGTAGTGCTACATTTAGATATGCTAATCTATATGTTGGCGATATTGTTTCTAACAATATTAGAGGTGACATAACTGGTTCAGTATTTGCACAAGACAGTACACAAATTATTAATGATATTGATGGTACTGTTGTTGGTGATGTTGTTAACGCAAACGTTACTACAAATGTTGTTAAAACAGGAAAACTATCTAGAGGCTGGACAGAACTGATAACTAATGTTACAGCTGAAGCAGGTAGTGCTTATATTGTTGATACTAGTGTTACAGGAGGTGTAACAATCACCCTTCCTGCTGTAGCAGAACTAGGTGACGAAATAAGAGTAATAGATGGATTTGGAACAGCAAGTCTATTTAATATTACCATAGCAAGAAATGGGCACAATATACAAGGCAGAGCCGATAACCTAGTTATTCAAACAGATCGTGCTGCTTTTGGACTTGTTTACTATAACGCAGAACAGGGTTGGATACTAACGGAGAATTAATATAATGTTTTTAGCAGAAATAAGAAACGCAGCAAGTAAAACAAAAACAGTTGAAGACTCTTACGCAGCAGGTAATGGTGATACTATTATTGTTGACTCTGCTGTAAGAGCAGGCAATGATACACTAAATGATTACTTACCAGGATTTGCTGTAACACTAGCTGCAACACCAGCAGATGGAGATACAGTAAGAATTATAGTAAAAGGCTACGGACATCTTACTAACGCAGTGAGTGTAAGAGCAAGTCATCCTATTGACTTTAGAACTACTGGTGTAGTTCCAGATGGTACATATGTTAACACATTCTTAGGCGATAACAAAACGTTAGTATTAGATGATAAAAATTTAGAAACATTATTTGTGTATGATGGCACAAATTCTCGTTGGGACACTAATACTTCTAGTGCAGGTACTAACTTAAATTACCGTAGACTACGTCCTAGTGAAACAGAAATGGCTGCTAACAACGTACAATTAGTAACTTGCGATTATCAACCAGCAATGTGGGATAATCCATACAACTATGATACAGTTAACGTAGCACAAGAAGCAGTGTATGGTTGGAGTGGTCCAACAGCATGTTCAAACTACTTAGGATTTATAGAAAACCGTTACGGTCCATTTAGTACATTTGGTGATGGTGCAGACTATCCAAGCACAGGCACATATGTACAAGGTGATGCACAGTGGTTAGATCATTGCTATGATGCTGCAAGACCTGCAAACACTGTAACACACGCAACACAAGCATCGAGCAATGTTACAGACTTTGGTTGGTATATTGGTACTAATGGTACTGGTGCAGCTGATTGTGCTGCATTAAATGCCGCAGTAACTTATGGTACAAGTATTGGGAATTTTGTACTAGGTTTCCGTGCTTGGTTAAACCATATTGGCGAAGGTGCATTGCAAGCAACAGATGCTTCAATTAGTTATAACACACAAGATATATTTCCAGATCCACTTGCAAACGAAGGGTATGCATCAACATTGATGGAAAACTTTGACACTAACTTCCAAACTGTTAGAGATGAAATTGCAAACAATCGTCCTTTCTTTGCATGTTTTAGACATTGGAACATTACAGAAAAAACTACTCCTGCAAATAAACTTGCTCCTGAAACAGTAGGCGGAGCAAGCCTATGTAAGAGCTTACCTATTAAATTTTACGATTGGGGTACACTTACAACATCAGGACCTAACAACGAAAACTATTATGTAGGTGGAGCAGATGACTTTGAAGACAGTGTTGGTCACTGGGCACTTGTAGTTGGCTATATTGAAACTGGTGCAGGTTATGCAACTAATGCAAACTACACTATACACCCACATATTTCTCCGTCAAGTAAATATTTGATTGTTGTTGACGAACTATATTCAGCTCACAGCGATGTAACACCAAATGGAATTTCAACACTTAATGGTATTGATCAAAGACATCTAAAAGCAATTCCAATTATTGAAAACGGAGTGACTACAAACAGAGCAAACTTATTAGCAACATTCTGTGTGCAAATAACTAATGCTACATTTGCAGCGTAAGGATTGATTTATGGCAAACTTAACCGAAGAAAAAAGTAAAATATTTGACTATGTAGACGCTATGCTTGGCGGAGGCATGGTTGATGTTGAACTTGATCCAAGGCATTATGAAATTGCACTAGAAAAAGCTCTAACTAGATATAGACAGCGTTCAGATCATGCAGTAGAAGAAAGTTATAGTTTTTTAACTTTGGTTACAGATCAAAACGTATATACATTGCCAGACGAAGTAATTGAAGTTCGCAAAATG